GGTACTGGTGGTTCTGGAACAGTTACATCTGTTGATATGTCTGTTCCTACTGGTTTGTTGGTGAGTGGAAATCCTGTTACAACAACTGGAACATTAGCAGTAACCTTTGATACTGGTTATTCAATTCCAACAACATCTTCTCAAACTACATGGGATACAGCATATACAAATCGAATTACAAGTTTAACAACTACTGGTTCAAGTGGATCAGCAACATTAACAACTAACACTCTTAATATTCCAACCTACACTTTAAGCGGTTTAGGTGGGCAAGCTTCGTCTACAAATTTAACTTCTGTTTCTGGCCTTACATATGTTTCTTCTTCATTTGTAAAAATGACAGCAGCGGGAACATTCTCTCTGGATACAACTGCTTATGGAACAGGATCTGTAACATCTGTTGCTGCTTTAACTCTTGGAACGACTGGAACTGATTTAAGTAGTACAGTAGCTACTGGAACTACAACCCCTGTTATTACACTAAATGTTCCAACCGCTTCTGCATTAAACAGAGGTGCTTTAAGTTCATCTGATTGGAGTAACTTTAACACCGCATATACTAATAGGATTTTATCGTTAACTACCACAGGATCTTCTGGATCTGCAACATTAGCAACTAATACGCTCAATGTTCCTACTTATACTCTTGCTGGTTTAGGTGGTATTAAGCTTACAGATTTATCATCAAGTGCAACAGGTTTGACATACACGAATACTACTGGTGCATTCTCTTTGACTTCTGGATATTCAATACCAACTACAACAAAACAAACTCAATGGGATACTTCTTACACACAAACTCAACAATGGAATGGTGGAGCTACAAATTTAGTAGCAGCAACTGGAAGAACCTCTTTAGGTGCAACAACAGTAGGTGGTAATATGTTTACCCTTACCAACCCAACAGCAGTAACATTTCCACGGTTTAATTTAGATAATACTGTTTCTGCTTTAGATGCTGCAACCTTTAGAACTGCAATTGGTGCTGGAACTTCTTCTACAACAGGCACAGTTACATCAATTGCAACCACTTCCCCAATAACAGGTGGAACAATAACCGGAACTGGCACAATTGGGATAAACGCAACAAGTGCAAATACTGCTTCTTATGTAGTTCAACGAGATGCTTCTGGTAACTTTTCTGCTGGCACTATCACCGCAGCGTTAACAGGGAACGCATCAACTGCAACTAGTCTCGCTGGCGGTGGTGCTGGTCAAGTTCCTTATAATACTGGATCAGGAGCTACTAGTTTTCTTGCTGCTGGAACAGCGGGGCAAGTATTACAATCAAATGGATCTTCTGCCCCAAGTTGGGCAAGCGTAGCAACAGGTATGCCTACTGGGGCAATCATTCCTTTTGCAGCAATTTCTCCACCAACAGGGTATTTGTTATGTGATGGATCTGCTATATCTAGATCTACATATGCAACTTTGTTTTCTACAATAATACCAAGTAGAGGATCAATTACAGTAACAATCGCATCTCCAGCAGTAGTAACATTGTCAGCACACGGATTTCAAACAGGCGATATAGTTTACCTTACAACTACCGGAGCTTTGCCAACTGGGTTAGCAGCAAATACTTTGTATTATGTTATTAATGTTACATCTTCTACTTTTAGACTTGCAACATCAGCAGCAAACGCAGCAGCATCTACAGCAATTAATACCTCAGGAACACAATCTGGAACGCACACGCTATTTCATTGCCCATATGGTTTAGGAAATGGTTCAACTACATTCAATGTTCCTGATTTAAGGTCAAGAATTCCTATTAATGTGGGTCAAGGTTCTGGGCTAACAAACCGCACACTTGGGGGTACAGTTGGTGCAGAAACAGTTGCATTATCTACCGCAGAATTGGCATCCCATAATCATACAGCAACAGATTCTGGTCATATTCATACTGCCTCATCAGGAAATCAACTGCAAAATCACCAACACGCTTTAGATAGAGCAGTATGGACTAATAGCGGATCTGCCCCATACACATTTACTGGTGGTGGTTCAAACATTGCATTACAAACACCTAATACTGGCAATGAATTTCAAGTTCATCAGCACTCCATTACTGTAAATAGCGGAACAGCTAATGTAAGCATTGGAAACTCGGGATCTGGTTCTGCACATAACAATATGCAGCCATCAATTGGCTTAAATTTCATTATAAAAACTTAGGAGACAACATGGAAAGTTTAAATATAATCCTTACGCAAAAAGTAAATATAGCCCTTAATGTTTTAGAGGATTTTTACAATGTTGCTTTAACAAGAACTGATAACGATGGTGTAATGAGAAATATTTATATGCCAGTAGAACTAAGTTCTCCTGACGGTTTATATTTAAAATCATTGGTTTCTAAAGTTTGGGATTATATTCCAGATGCTGCACCAGATCCGTTGTCACAAGCAAAAGCAACAAAGCTACTATTAATAAATAGCCAATGGGCTGCATTAGAAAAAATAGGTTGGGATACAGGACTTCCACAAGGCCATTTAGGGATAACACCTAGCGATGTTGCCCTGATATCTGGATCGTTTGCATTAGCTAAAGAAGCAGCAAATTTAGGCCTCCCATTGCCATCGTTGGTAACGATTGAAAACAACGAATTGTCTTTTAATAGCATCACCGAAATGCTACAATTAATGCTGTTGTATGGTCAGTCTCGCTCGCAGATGTCTATGGAAATAGCATCTAAAAGAAAGGCTGTTGAAAACGCATTAACCATAGAAGAAGTAGAGGCAATATGATATTCGCAGACATCAATATCATAGACATTATCGAGCGATTCGGAGTGTCCTTAAGTTTTCTGGTTTTCCTTTTATGGGCAGTTTACAAGGGGTTTAGTTGGCTAGGTCAAAACATTCTACTTCCCCTGCACCAGAGACATATGGTATTTATAGATAGGTTAGAAAGCTCGATTGGCGAAGTAGCCAGGGCTCAAGCCGAAAGCTTGAGGATTTTGACAGAGGTTTTGAATTACACTAGGACTTTAAAAAAGGAAGTGAAGCATGATTAGTTTTCCCAATTCTATGCCTACGGATGCCATGATGTTAGTGGTTGATAAAGTTCGTGGCAAAAAAGATGTAGGCAACAAAGAATTTTCTAATGCACTTTGGAACATCGTTGGTTACGCTGCTGACCAAGTTATTCCTGATGATAAGCAGATATTTCAAAATGCAGAAGTTTCTCTTGAAGACTTTGCTGCAATTCTTGAGCAAGCAATTCCCCAGGGTGATTTCCACGGAAATCCGATTACAATTGGAATCATCCCTTGGGCAATCGTTCTTAAGACCGCTCTAAAGTTATTGATCTCTGTTTTTTTATAATCGGGGGTCACAATGGGCCAAGGTAAGAGCAGCACATCTAGAACGGAATCCAAACTGTGCTGCTTGCCTTGAGAATGATCCCAATTTAATTCAAGTCCACCATTTGATACCATATTCTAAGGATGCATCTTTAGAAATGGAGCCAAAAAATTTACTGTCATTATGCAGACCTTGTCATTTTCTTTTTGGTCACGCAAAAAAATGGTCATCAGTAAATGTATACTGTTTGATAGATTCTAAAAACATGGCAGAAAGAATAAGGAGCAGACCGTGATAAACCTTCTATTTTTAGTGTTTCTTCAGATTCCAACTATAGAGCTTCCAGCAAGGGTTTCTGGCCAACCTGGAGCTTTTATAAGCGTTCCAGCTAAGACCGAATCTAAGCTGGTTAAATGGGTTTCAATTGATAAAGGCCTAAACATTTTCCCTGTGGATCTGCTAAAGGACTCCAAGACTCTGGTAGTTACTTCTCAGATACAAGGTGTGTACAGATTATTTGCTTATGTTGGCAATGAGTTTGGCCCTTCTGAACCAGCGTTTACATCTGTATTGATCGGTGATGAACCCGCACCCGCTCCACCAGTAAATCCTGATAGCGACATTAAAGCAGCAGCAGCAAAAGAAGACAAAGAACAAGTTAAGTGGTTGTCTATGTTCTACGATGAACTTGCAAAAGAGTGTCAGAAAAACGACTACGAATTTCTTACAGATATTTTCAAGGCAGCAAAAGCAACTATCAATAAACAATTCATGGAAAACGAGCTTGCCAATCTTAGAGATGTAATTGGGAAAAGACTCAACGAAAGATTACCTAAAGATGGCACATTAAAGCTTGATCAAAAACTCAGGGATCTTCTTACTAAAGAATTTACTCAAATTGCAAAGGAATTGAAATAATGTCTATGGAAAACCAGCCAAAATTTGGCGAAAGAATTAAAGCAAAAGAACCGCCAATTGAACCTAATAAATTTGGATGGTTGCCAATTGAATCGCAACCTCAAGAACTTCAAGATAAATTCAACGCAAAGTTAGTTCCTTTTCAAATTTCTGGCCCCCCATTGGATCTAAAGGAATCACTTCTTTACAAGGTTGTTAACCAAGCTGCTGGTTACGAGTTTTTTCCTTGGGATCAGAAAACAGGTTCATGTGTTGGCCAGGGTGCATTAGCCGTAATGGCTACGCTGCAAGCGGTTGAAATCATCACCCAAAGGCAAACTTTTGAAGAATGGAGACTTCCATTCATTCTTTATAATTATGGTCAATCTCGCAAGCGTGGAGGCCTTAATGGGGAAGGCGAAGGATCATTTGGTAGTTCTATGGCAGAATCGCTTAATGAAGATGGTTGCCCTCCGATAGATCCTAGTTATCCACAACCTATTAAACAACAAGACGGATCTTGGACTTTTGGAGCAAAAGCAGAAATGGACTGGTCAAATGGGAATAAGCCACCGATTGATCTATCTGGTTCAGCCAAAAGCTTTAAAGTCAAAAGCACATCCAAGCTTAAAAATAGTGAAGAGGTTAAACAAGCTTTGTCGCATGGATATCCTGTGACTATAGCCTCTTCTTGGTTCGGGTTTAGCGATCTTAAAGTAAAGCCATCTGGAACCCCTGCTGTCCAATTAGCTTCAAGAAATCAATCGTGGGGCCATCAACAGTCATGTCTAGGATTCACCACCCATCCAGACTTTGGTTTGATCTTTTTGATTCAGAATTCATGGGGTAATGCTCATGGAACCCCGCTAGGCAATTTCGGTGAACCCAAGGGTTCCTATTGGATTAAAGCCAAAGATATGGATAGAATCTGTTTAGAGGAAGTTTTTTCTTTCTCTAATTTTGATGGATACCCTGCACGAACTATTGATTGGTCAATATAATGTGCTTGGGTACTTTTTTTCTTTAGGAGGAAGCGATATGTTTAGTCTAGTGTTGACGGTAGCTATGGTGATCGATCTCCCAATCCGCAAGGGTTCTTCATGTGCTAATGGGCAATGCTCTGCCCCCGCAGTACAAGTTGAAAAGAAGGTCGAAAAAACCATCAAGATTGAAACGGTTAAAGAAGACACGAAAGTTTTCCGTGGTGGAAAGCTTCGATTTAGTCTTCGTGGTTCTAGTTGCTGTGGTAGATAGAAAGGAATTTTTATGGATAATCAAATAACTATTCAGTCTAACATGATGGGCCAATCTGGAATGCCTCCAGTACATCCATCGTTTGATGTTTTTTCAAGGTTTATTAAAGGTGAAGTTACTAGAGATGAAGCAGTAAATGCTTTTGCAGATTATGTGATGACAGGCATAAGGGGCATACCTGTGCCAGCAATTGATCTTGCTAAATCAGCCTTGTCTTCTGAATCTGGTAATTTTATGCAATATCCTCAAGTCATTCAATGCATGGCACTATTAATCAAAAAGCCTTGATTAAAACCCAAATATGTATGATAATCACAAGACACAATTAAAACTGTGTCTTGTTTTTTTTAAGGAAGCAAAATGAGAATACAACCTGTTCAAGGTGGTGGAATGAACGCTGGATATGATTCATCCACCGATTCACTTACTATTTCAAATGAAGGCAATAGTCCATTTCTTTATGTTAGAGTAAATAACAAAATACCATTCCGTGGAGTTGCGGTAACCAATGGTGGATCTGGTTATGAAGAAACTCCAGATGTAACTATTTCTGGTGGTGGAGGTGTTGGTGCAACAGCATACGCTTATATAGACAATGGGGCGGTTGTATCTATAGCTTTAATTAATCAAGGCGAGGGATACACAGGAGATGCTGATGTATATATAGATCCTCCAACTGGCGAAGATGGAGTTCAAGCTGAAGCCACAGCGGTTCTTGGGGGAACACCTGGGTATTATTTGTTTTACGATTTCTACGAAGTGATTTGGAATGGTACTGATTTTGTTGAAGAAGTTGGTGGATTAAAGGCAAATTTTAACACAAGAACAACTTGCCCAAAAATGTATTCAATGCCTTACGATATGGATGAGCCAAGCAATGTTGGAAATTTTACTGGTAATGTGGGTGTATCAGGTCAAGGTTTGGTTTATATCGCTAGGCTTCGTGGAGTTGATTCCAACGATGGCCGAGATGTTTACGAATTTTTTAGAAGCCTTGATCCTTCTTCAAAATGTTTTGTAACTATAGAAGAAACTGGAATTGAAAACGGATACTATCCCGCTGCTGGATACGACACTCTTTCTCAGTCAACTGCAAATATGGGCTTGTTTTGGGCTAAAGATATTAATGGTGGAGAGTTAGTTTCTGGAAGAAATTATGTTGGGTATTATGTTGGAACATCTTATGACCCATATCCCAATGATCCTGTGAATACAGATCCAAGACCAAGGGTAACGCTATTAAATTCTCTTGTTTCTGGGCCTACTGGAATAAGTGTGGTTACAGATGTAACCTGTGTTAATGGTGTTCTCTCAAATACTTATGCAACATTTTATCCTTCCGAAACCGCTCAGATTGCTGAAGACACAAGGAAAAGTTTTATAAGTTTAAATGATACACCATCTTCATATGCTGGAAAGGCAAATTGTTTTGTAGCTGTAAACACTTTGGGTAATGCATTAACATTTACAACTACTGTTCCTTCATCTGTTTCTGTACCAGTAATGTCATTTACAAATTTAAAAGATTGTCCAAGCAAATTGCCAACAGAATATGTAACTGGAAATAATGTGGTTACGGCTTCACCAGATGGTTTGGCGTTTACAACTATAACCTTTAAATCTCCAGGGAATTTTTCAATAGATCCAACCATGAGTTCTCTTGGAAAAGATTTGGGTTTTAAACTTGTGAATGATGCTAAAACACCAGGTGCAAATAAATATTATGGAACAAATGCGGAAGGTGTTAAAGGTTGGTATGACCTTCCATAGGAGCAATAATGGCTTATAGACCTACAAACGATATTAAAGAAAATGCAATTCACAGGAACACAATTTTTGAATCTCAAAATTTAGTTTCGTGTTGTACTTGCGGATACTGTATTGAAAAAACGGAAGATGCTAGTTTAACAATAACTAACTTTAAAGCAGCAGCATCTTTCAATGATTCTCTTGGGCCAGTAGCTGGGCCAGTAAGAGAGTTTTCTAATTACATGATGCCTAGTGGGAGTTTTGGGCCTTACATTTTATATCCTTATAAATTGCAATATGCTGCTGACTCACTTGGTTCTTCTCAAGAAAAACACGCAGATCAACTTGTTTATTATCCATTTTTAAAGTGCAATGGTTCTATATCTGGTTACGGAAGTGAATCTTTTCCAGCTACAACTGTTACAATTGGTAGTGCTGGAATTACTCACCCTCTTAAATATTACGGATCAGAATTTGGAATGGCTAGTGGTGGTAGTGGTGGAAATTATGGTTGGGCTGTTTTGGGAACAGCAACATTTTTATCAAACTCTGCAAGTGTTGCTAATGCAAGTTTTGGTATGGGTGGAGCAGCAGATAAAATTGGATATGATCCACAATTTGGTTCGTATGCTTATCTGTCATACAGACCAAATGTACCAGGTAATCAAGGAAATAAATTTGTTTATTCCAACACAAAAATAACTGATACTGCTTTTATTCCTTCATTTTGTTCTAAACCTGTTCCTCCAGGAAATCAAGCAACTCATTCGTCAGGGTGCGTTAGTTATTACAGATGGTCGCAATATAGGCAAAAAGAAGAAGGAATTCCTTTTTTAGATTGGTATTATTTTGGTTTTTATGACGGATCAGGAAATCCATATTATAACTGGTATTATTGGTGGTGGTGGAGTACTTCTGAACTTCCAGTAAACATAAACTTAAAATTTTCCTCAGATTTAACATGGAGTCTTCTTAGTTTACTTGAAAGTGGGCCAACTGAAAATTTTGCAAAAGCACATTATTACACTAATATGTATAGTGTTTTTAATTTTTATTACCCTCTTAATCTTTTTACACAATACAACACATTTTTTGATGTTTCGACAGGCAATGGTTTGCAATTTTATTGCAATGATTTGCTATGCACTTCTGGAGTTAATCTTAGGGCTTGGATTAGTGCTGGGCCAAGAACTAATCCTTTTCCAGCAAATCCATCTGTTTTTGTTGAACCATGCACAGACCAACAACTTGATTACATTATAGAGAAAGGTTATGCTGGCTATTACAATAGTACAATGCATCCTTTTGTAAATAAAACAATACCACCAAAACCAGCAGATATAGATATTGGAAATTACCAACCATATCTTGATTACATTGCATCTCACGATTATAGCGATTTATCTTTTAAGTCGAATTCTGGATGTACAAACAACATAACAAAAATTATGGAACCTGTTTTTTATAAAAATTTTGATAATTATTCATTCCCTTATCTTTACGAGGGATTTAATGAGATTTTTACTGACTATTATATTACTGATCAAATATTAGCACCAAATTTTACTAGGTGTGATATTGAATACAATCGATTGCCTAATCCTGATCCTGATCCTAATAAAATGAATCCTAATCCTTGGGTTCCAACATATCCAACAGCAGAAGCAAAAACATACAAAATAAAAAGTCTTGGCAATGGATATCAAATTTTAAAAGGAGGATATGTCTTAGATAGATTCGAGCTTAACAAAGACGGTTCTTTTTATGCAACAATGTCTATTGTTAAAGAAAATGATTTTTTTGCAGTAAGCGGTACAAGACGATGGGAAGCTGCTTCGGACTCGTTTTTTCCTGCTGCTCCAACACCTGTTGAGTCTTTAAACAATTCTCTAGGTTATTGTTCTGCTCTTTTTAATCAATGGTTTAATATACCAGTGGATGAAACAACAACTCTTCACGCAAGTTCAAAGTTTGTTTATTCATCCGCTTTTCAAGTACAAGAATACGAAGATCAAACAATGACAGGCTATTATGTTAATGGTCTTTTTTCTAATTATTACTCAAGCTCCCCTTTAATATATCATTCTGATATTTGCAGAGGTTATTTTGGTTATGCTTCTAACTTGTATTGCCCTACTTCTTATGTTGGTCAAAAATCAAGTAGGACTCAGATTATATCTTCAACAACCTCTTCTGGAAGAACTACCGTATTAATAAAGAATGTTCTTTGGATTGGCAAACAGTTGTTGAAAAAAACATATTCAACAGATGATGGAAGTTCTAATTATGGAATAGTTACTTCTATAATTCCAACAAACATTGGTAGTGGGTACAAAAATACTACAACCATTAGTATAGCTCAACCTACAAACAAATCTAGGTTGTCTGTTCCCCCTGTGGCTCAAGCTAAAGCAACACCTATAGTAACCAATGGTTCTATAACAGGGTACAACATTACTGATGCTGGAAGAGGATATGATCCATCTAATCCACCTTTAGTTTCATTTGGCTACCCTGGATATGGTGCTTCAGCAAAAGTGATTGTTAGTCCGCAACCAGATGTTTTAGCAAATGGAAGTCCTGTTCCAAGTTACTATGAAGCAAGCCTTTATGGAGGTTTTGAATCAGACATTGAAGTTTCATTTCAAAGTACTCCAATTTGCAAAACAAGAGATATTCCTGACAAGCTTAAAAAAGTAACTAGGTTAAAAATCAAATTTGAAGATTACAGAAAAATACCACAATCAAATTTTATTATGGAAGGAAAAGCTTCTATATTAGTTGAAGCTACTCCAGAACTTTCTGCTCAATCTGTTGGTGGTTATTCTGGTTTTCTTAGGTCTAGTCCCGAACCAAATGTTTTTGTTTATTATGTTCCAAACAACACTTTTGACAATATTGCTTTTATCGAACCAAATGTAAACAAAAACTCAACTTCTGTTTTTTACAACAAGGTATTTCAGTCTTATGAAAATCCTTTTGTCAAAGATATTGTGGAAATAGATCCACCTGTTAGTACGCTTTATGTTTCAAAAGTTGGCAGAGCTTATCCAGATTTCGGTGTTCCAGACAGGTTCAAAAGCTGCTTGTTAGTCAATGGAGATGAAGATGTTTGGAAGACAGGTAACGAAATTAAATTTGTAGGACTCTTTTTCAAAGTAACTAATGGTGGTTCTGGATATACCGCTATTCCTACAGTAACTCTTTCTGGTGGAGGTGGAACAGGTGCAAAAGCAAAAGCAACAATTAATGGTGGAAGAGTAACATCTGTGTACTTGGAATACTATGGAGTAAATTATACATCAAACATGAATGTTTTAATAACAGGCGGTGGTGGAACTGGAGCAACCGCTGTTGATATGACATTCACTCCTTTTTATTCAATATATATGGAAGAAATAAAAAATGAAAAGCAAACGGCTGGTCAGACATTAATAAGAATTGCAAGCACATTGCAAAACGCTTTGAATGGGATTTACATTCCTAATGTTGGATTAGAAACTTTGTATAAAGGAAGAGATTTGCAAGTTAAGTTTCTTTATAAATACAAAGATGTGTCTTTAGAAAACACGGTTGGTTTTTTAAATTTTAATCCTAATGATGCTGATTTCTTAAACGAGAAAGCTTCTTCAAGCGGTGCTGCTTATCGTCAAGAAGGAACATTTCAAACAGCATTTACTTCCCAATTAAAATTTAAATACTTTAACAATCCTAGTTATGTTGAATCAAGTGTTGGAGAGTTTTTTGCTTTAAGTGTTGGTAACTATCAACTTAGACCTTATTTTCAAATGTACGATCCAATTAGCCCTTATTTTTATGGGCAAATTGTTCCTTTTAAATATGATAGAACCGAGGTTATTTCTGTTTCTCCAATAAAAATAAAATATGTTGGTGTAGAATTCATTTACATTAGCAACAATTCTGCTTTTAACCCAAAGTATGTTGTTACAAGTTATACTCCTCCAAACATTCCAACCATAACTACAGAATCAACTCACACAAGAAGCGTTGGTTTTAAATGCGATATAATTCTTGAAGAGTTTGTTGATGAATTTATTCAAGAATCCCTGCCAGTAGAATTTAATGAAATCCTACAAAATGTCGAATACATTCAAACATCAAATTTAATGAATTCTAGAAAACCAATGGAGATGATTAACCCAGAACAATGTGAACACATTGGAAAAGTGATTGACAGGAAAGATTGTAATTGCCCCAAGAAGTGGGTTCGCTTATGTGATGTTCATGGGAAGACGGATTGGAAAAAATGTATGCAATGCAAAGATTTTAAAGTGTCCGAATGAAACTTCCCCCTCTGATGCAATTCTACTACGAGGGGAATTAGTCTCAGGAAATTGCGAAAACAAGCCCTAGAATCATTCGGACTAAGTTAATATATCAAGCCTGTTTCTTTTCTTCAAGCTGTCCGGTAGAAATATTCATCGACCCAGGGCGAAGCGATTTCATCAAACCATCCGTAGGTGAACCCATGATGGTTTGAAGTTCATGCCTAGCATCTGCTGCTGCATCTAATTCTTTTTGCCATTCGGTGAATCTCATAAACATTTCTACTGCTTTTGTGTTTCCTCCACGCATACTTCTGATCAAGCAGTTTTTTACGATAGCCATATCTTCCTTGGTAATAGATTCGACATAGAATCGTTTCATTTCTTGAATGTGTCGATAGTATGGATTTAGGTACATATTATAATCTCCATTTGTTTTTCTTGGCAATTCTTGCTGAAGCTCTGCCTCTGTCTCTTATGTTCTTAGGTATAGCCGTATACATTGTTCCTCGAACCTTCCTGTTTCTTACCGCTACAATTCCAAGTCTACCTGACCCGCCTCTTCTAAATGGTCGAGCTTTTCTTGCAATGATTGAATAGTCTTTTAATGATGGTGATGCATACCAATATATAAACCCTCCACGGAAGTTGTTTGCCACCCATTTGTTAAAAGTGGCCTTACCTACCCTTGGATATATATAACCGATATTTGGGCCTCTAGCCCTCATTACAACAGAACCTGACTGAGCTTTTGCCATAGGAAAGTATTCAAGCGATTTCATCCAGGCAGAAGGTGGTGTGTATATGATTGAATTATTGGTGGCTTCAATATCTGGGCTAGGTGCTGGATTGGTATTCGTAGCCCTGCCCACCCGCTTTGCTCGGTCTTCTAAAAGTCTCTTCAGCTTTTCTATAGCTCCTACTAAATCTGCCATCGAAATTCCCCTTGATTTTTGCTATAATACTGTTACCTATTTTACCCTGTTTTTGAAAGGATGCAATATGTTAAATAAAGCTGGAGCAGACTGGATGGTGGAAGCGATTGCTGCGTATGAAAAAGGGAAGCCTTCTCAATCAATAGCAGCAAGTTTGATCTATATCTCTGAGACACTTGAGCTTATGAGAATGTTGATCGACCCAGAAACACCAGAAAATGTTGAATTCCCAGGGGGTAAGGAGTTTCCAAAGTCATGATAGATTCAGACAGTTTTTACGAAATGCTGGAGAATATTCAGCGTGGAATTGATTTTAAATTAGCCATGAAGGCCTTTGGGATTTCTAAAAGGGATCTTGAACCTTGGCACAAAAAGGAGATGGTCAAAGCTAAAGCACAGGCAACCATTGCCATGCAACAGGTTATCCATGAACATGGGAGTGAAGACTGGCGAGCCATGCAATGGATAATTGAACGCAATAATAAGGAACGAGATGATGAGCAAGAACTCCAAAAACTCCTCAACAAACAACTTGCAAAAGAGATGGCAAAAGGCCTTATCGAGTCCAGCGTTGCAGGGGAAACTTTCGGAAATCCAAGAGATCAAGAGGGTGAATCGGGAGAATCAGAAGACTATAGTGATTCCGAAAAACCCAGGGGAGTATTGCGAATACCTCGGAATATCCCTGACCCCCCAGCAGATGGAAATATTTGATTCGGTTGCCAATGGTGCAAGAAAAGTTTTAGTTAGGTCAGCACATAACCAAGGCAAAACTTTTTTGTGTGCTGTGATTGCTTCATGGTTTCATGATCACTTTACCCCATCAGAAGTTTTGATATCAGCACCTGTTGCCCAGCAGATTAAAGATGGTGTTTTCAAAGAACTACGCAGGGTTAGACCAAGAGATCCTAATTGGATGCCCAAGGCTAATCGATTAGAAAAGAACCCCTCGCATTACATCCAAGGTTTAACCGCTCAAAAGGCTGATGCTTTTCAAGGAAGACACTCTGCTGGTGGTTTGTGCATTCTGTTTGACGAGGCATCAGGTATTGAACCAACCTTCTGGGAGCGAGCAGAATCAATGCTTTCAGCCAGCAAAGAGAATTGTTTATGGTTTTGTATTTTTAATCCATACGATGCTTCATCACCCGCCTATTTTGCTGAGAATTCACCTGACTGGAAAGTGTTCCACCTCTCCGCTCTCGACCACCCTAATGTGGCTTTTAAGGCTGATCTTGTGCCAGGGGCAATCAACTATGAGTATGTAGAGAACCGCATCAAAAACGAATGCAGAACCGCTAGAGAAGGTGAGGAATCTGAGCCAGGGTTTTTCACATTTAATGATCACAACTACATGGTTGAAGACCCGCTGTTTGATATTCAAGTTCTGGGAAGATACCCAAGCAAAGCTAT